CACAATCCTTCATTGCTATTAACAAATGACGAATATAAATGTGCTCAGGGTTGCGACGCCGGATATTACTTTCACAGAGGGAAGTAAGATTCCGGGTCAAGGCTGGAACGCGTTGGTAGAGCGTTCCTTAACAGTGCTATCTCCCCAATCCGCAAGTTGCGAACTGGTGTCCCGTCTGGCTATCCTACTAGAGGCAAAACCAAGACAGGTCGGAGACCTTTGGTCGAAGATTTGTGAAGGTATTGTTGAGTGGGAGGAGGTGTCAGAGAGTTGGGTCATTGGTGCTTGTGGTTTGGAACGGACAGTCGATACGATACTTGACCGTCTGCGTTACTGTGTAGCGCAGGCTAACCGGATGTACCAGAACTATATCTGGCTTACCCTGGAGGCGTTAGGTGCCAAGAATCGGGAGAAGAAGAGATTGACCTCGTTTAAGTCGAGGAATGCTCAACTCCTGATGTGGTATTGCTATGCCTTTGAAGGGAAGTTGGAGAAAGTTCTTAAGTACAAGACCGCCTGGCTCCTAGCAAGGGTGCTCCAACAAAAGGAGCTCCCCCCTCCTGTCGATCTGTATGAGGACGACAGGGTTGAGTACCTCCTTAGTGGAGGTATAGGACGGGCGTTGAGAGGAAAGACTCGGGTTCATTCCAAGCCGACTTTCGATAGAGAGGGGAACGAGAGACCACCACGTTACGGTGCGGTCCAACTGGCGATGAATTTGTATTCCGCCAAAAGAGGCTCCCTACCTGTCGATGCGCGATTTATCGCGTCGGCTATGGAAAAGCACTGGAATATGGTCACAACAGAGAGTGACCCTCTTCAGGGGTGCGACCCGGATCTGGAAGAGACTATTGGAGAGACTTTGTTAGAGGTCCAGGATGAAATCACCAAGGTTGTCGCAGAAGTTGCGAGAACCAAGGATGGTGTTATACTCCCGGATAAGTCTCCTTCGTTCGGTTCATGTGTGGAGAATTACAGGAAGGGGGGTGGGGCTTTTGGTGCTTTGGTGCCTTTTGAGCCTCTTGGCCCCTCTGAAGGGTTCCTGTATGGGTACATGCGATATAAAACTCGGGTCGTTGAGATTCGGGTACCGCGGTTGGGTTGGTTTGATGCTCAGGAGGAGCTTTATTCCAATATAGACCTAGACGCGGAGGTTCGCTGTATCCCTGTTCCACTCTGTGAGCCGTTCAAAGTTCGAGTCATTACTCGTGGTTCCGCACAGGTGTATCATTTGGCCAGACGTTGGCAACCTCGGTTGCATCGTACGCTGGCTTTTAGAGAGCCCTTCCAATTGATGAAGGGGCCAAACACCTGGGAACATATGACTCGGTTACTTGAGAAGGCGACTCCCTTTATGGGGACAGGGTCTGATGGAGGGTTCTGGGTTAGTGGCGACTATGAGTCTGCTACTGATATGTTAGATCCGGAGCTTTCCGACCATGCTCTTCTGGAGTTGTGTCATAAACTCAAGATACCAGAGCGAGACGCTCTTCTCATGCGTCGAGC